CCGACACTTATAGTTTGACCGCCGGGCTGATCGCTCGCAGCGTCGATTTTTTGATTAAATCATCGTTTAGTCTGAGCGTTGAAAAGCGGATTGTCTTAACCAGCGCGAGATCGCCCTTTGAAATCGCCGTCAACGAATACGGCGGAGAAAACGACGAAAATTATGATTTGTTCGTCGATAGCAACATGCTCGAAGGCGACGAAATCTTGTTGTTGCCGCCTGGGCGAGAGGTGGTGGTCTATGTTTGACACACTTTCATATTTTGACGATAAGGGAAAAATGCAATGTTTTCTTGATGTCTACAACGGGGATCCGGAAGCGACATTTTTAACAAAAAAGATTCGTAAGGCGTACAAAGAACACCGGTGCGGAGAATGCGGCGACACGATCCCCAGAGGGGCAAAATATGAGTACGTCAAGGGGAGATGGGAAGGCGATTTTGACGAATATAAAACTTGTTTAACATGCGTTGAAATACGCTCAGAAATTTTTTGCTCTTATTATTATGAGAATGTCTGGGATGATTTAAAGGAAAACGGCTTTGAGCCTAACATGGCCAGATTGATGAATTTCAGTCCGGAGGCTCAAAAAAAATTGATAGAGCGTTGCGTTTTGGAAAGGTGGGATTTTGACGAGGATGAAGAGTAATGGCCAAACCCGTTCCCGGCGGTCAACACACCGTCCAGACAGGCGAGACGCTTTCCGGAATCGCCGCGCAAGCTTACGGCGATCCGGCCGAGTGGCCGCGCATCTTTAACGCTAACCAAACCGCGATCAGATCCGGAGATCAAAACCAAGTCGCGGTCGGGGAAGTTCTCTTTATTCCGGTTATCTCGGAACTTGACAACCTGAAACGCTCATTTTTTCAGTCCGCGGTCATCACCGACGGGGTGGAGCTTAAGATTGAGGAGCGGGTGGTTCCGGTCCAGTCCGCGAAAATTATCCGGACGATGGACACCGTGTCCGACGCCTGGACGGCCACAATCGCCTGGGAGCCGGGATTGGATCCGAGACTGGACGAGCTGACATCAAAATACAAGTTTCCGCGAGCTTCTATCTCGCTTGACGGCGAGCTGAAAGTTTCCGGGATTTTATACGATGTCGAGCAAAATCACGACGCCGACGGACGTTCCAAAAACTTGTGGGGCTGGTCTTTCACAATCGACTTGGCGGACTCTCATCCGATTAAGCCGCCGTATGAGCAGAAGGGTCAGATAACCCTTTTAAAACGCTGTCAGACGATGTGCGAGCCTCACGGAATCGGGGTGGATGTTTTGCCCGGCCTGGACTTGGGAGGGCCTTTTAACGACGTTAAAATTGAGCCGACTCAAAGCAAGTTTGATCATATGCTAAAGCTTGCGAGTCAGCGCGGAGTGTTGCTCTCGTCCACTCCGCGCGGAAACCTGCTGCTGACTCAAGCGGACCTTACAAGCCCCGCCGTGGGTACCTTGGAGGAGGGAGTCAGCCTGGTGGAAAAATGGTCGGTGAAATTCGAGGGACGCAAAAGATACAGCCTGTACAGAGTTACCAGTCAGGGCGCGAATAAATGGGATAAAAAAGTCGGCATAGCCAAAGACAACAGCATTTCCCGTATTCGAGCCAGGACATTTAAAGTAGACGACGCGCTGAAAGGGGAAATGAACGATATAGCCGCCTGGAAGCGCAACAAGCAGGCGGCGAAAGCTCTGAAAACATCTTTGCCGGTGGAGGGCTGGCGAGGGCCGGACGGTAAAATCTGGGAGGAGAATAAAAGATTGACTGTTAAATCTCTGACTCTCGACGAGCCGGACGGTTTTGTTTATTTAATTCCAAAAGTCGAATTCACTTATGACGAAAACGGTAAAAACTCGACTCTGAGTTTAATCCCTCCGATTTTTTACACCAAGCAGCCTCTCGCGGGAGGCTTATAAAAAAAACTTCGCCTCACGGCCTTATAAAGCGAGAATATAAAGCTATGAATACCGAAGCATCTGTTGATGAAAAAAAGCCGAGAGTGTCCAGAAATGCGACGAATCTTGCTTTTCAGTTAAACGGCTTGCAGTTGGGGGAGAAAATACCCGAAAAATTGCTGAAACAAGCCCGCGAAGATAATTTGATTATTGTTTTCGCTCAAAATTCATATTCAGTCTACGCCTTTGGCCCCAAAGGTTGGTTGAGTCACTACCAAAACAACGGGACATTATATCTGTCGGAAAGCGAATTTTTCACAGAGCCGAGCTGTTTTGAATTCTCATCCTGTCGATGGTTTGCCTCTCAGGCGGCCAAGTCGCGAGCCGTTGAGTTTTTCCGGGCGGCGGAAGTCGGCCGGCAAGAATATACCTGGCATTGTCAGACAGACATTCCTTGCGTCTATTTCTCTTTAATGCTCGGGAAAACGGTCAAATCGCAGGGGATAGTTTTTCACGCGAGCGAGCTGAAAGCTGAATACACCGACACTGAATTGATCGACTTCCTTGAAATTTTAAACCAAAAAAAGTTTTACTCCGGACACGTCAATTTAAGAAAACCGAAACGCAATTTAGGCTGGAAACTGAGCGAGACAAGGAAAGAAGACGGCGGATTTCCGACCGTCCGCGAAGCCATCAAAGCCGCGATAATCGAATTCGGAAGAGAGTTTTAAATGGAAATAGGAACAATCAAGGGTTTTGAAGTCAAAAAACATCGGGACGGAACCAGGCCGGTTTTGTTGCTGCAAGTGGCGATCAGCGAGGACGACGATTTGCAGACGGTCGAATGGTTTGGAACTTTCGGAGAAGACAGTCTCCCGCTTTTGGAATCTCAAGTTCTGATCGGCATGGTGGGAAACTCGAAATTCGCGTTCGCCTGCGACGATCAACAAACGCCCGCCGCCGTGGAGGGAGAAAAAAATCTTTACAGCCTTGATTCCGGATCCAGAAAAGCGAGGATCAGTTTTAAAATTACCGGGGAGCTGGAATTTAACGCGGCTGTGGAGTTCGCGGTTAAATTCACCGCCTTGGAAACGCTTTTAAACAATCTGATCACTAACCTGAACAATCAATTTACCGCAATCGCGGCGGAATTGCCGGGATACTCATTCACGCCCTTTGTAGTGGACTGGACGCCGGCGAAATCTTTAGATGTGAAATTGTCATGATATAAGACGATTGTGAAACGAAAGTCTGGGTGGTGTGCGCTTGCGGACAGGAATTCGATTTTGACGATGGGCATATCTGCGGAAAGTGCGTCGCGGTTTATTGCAAAAAATGTATAGAAAAACCGTTTGACCTTTGCGAAACCTGTAAATCGGAAAATGAATGAATAGATTTCAAGGCGATCCGCGAATGATTTTAACCGCCAACGGCTCGACAATCCGCTTTTACGGAGGTCAGCCGGTGATGGACGCGGGAGTTGAAAACTATATTTTGATCTGTCTTTTCACTCTCGTGGGCTGGTGCGGAAACTTTCTGATGGAAAAGCCTGAGCAACGCGTCGGCTCCGATTTTGAGACAGAAGCGGCCAAGCCGATCACAAAACGCTCTCAGAACGATGTCAAGGAAGCCGCCGAACGAGCCTTGGCGGACGGAGTTTCCAGCGGCCTGTTTTCCTCCGTCAGCGTCGAGGTGACAAACCCGAGCGGTTTGATGAGATATGTAAGAATTGTGGTTTCCTCTCCCGGGGGAGAGACTGAACTTTTATTAATCCAAAACGGCTTGAACTGGCTTGCTCAAGCCACAGACCCGGCTTATAAGAAAATATAATGTCTATTTTAACAAAGACAACTCAAGATTTATATCTGGACTTTTTGGCGACTCTGGAAAGCGCGGTTAACCAGGATAGCCCGCTAAATGACAAAGCTTTTTTGCGGGTGTTCTCCGGCGATCAGGCGATGTTGGTCAAGTCTTTGATAAAATTCGGACAGAAAAACGCCTTGCAAAACCTCGCCTCGACCGCTTACGGCGATGGTCTTGAGCGAATCGCCCTTGAATACAACGTTCCCAGAAAAGCGGCTCAAGAGACGATTTTGAACATCGCATTGCCCGCCGGGGACGGGATTGTCATCCCGGAAACGGTTATTTTCACCGGCGACAGCAACGGCGCGGTTTATTATCCGGACGCTCCGGCGACCGGCTCCGGAGGCGCGGCTTTGCTGACAGTCTCCGCCGAAATTCCGGGCGCGGACGGCAACTTGAACGACGGCGAAACGCTGAGCATGGATCGCCAGATCGCCGGAGCCGAAACCACCGCCACAATTATTTCCACCGAGCAGCTCGGCGTCAATGAGGAAGAGGAAACGCTGTGGCAAAGAAGAGTTCAGCAGGCCGTCAGGAAAAAAGCGGGCGGGGAAAACTCCGACGACATCAGAACTTGGGCGGAAGCGACTCCGGGAGTTGCCGCCGCCTTTCCCTATACCGGGAGACCTTACGGCGATCCAACTCCGACAGCTCCGCCGGATCGAACTATTTATATTCAAGCGACGGAGGACATCGACCCGGACGGAATCGCGCCGCCGGCTTTGCTGGACACTGTCAAAGACAATTTGCTGACGGATCCGGAGACCGGACGCTCAAGAGAAACTTTAGGAATGACCGACGAGTTTCTTTTTGTCGAATCGATAAGAATCACCAATATTTACACCGAAATTCGCGGTCTGACGACTCCGAGCGGACAAGAGACTCAAGTCAAAACAGCGATTGAAGCCGCCACCGCCGCTTATTATAAAAATTTGCGGCCCTTTATTCAGGGGCTGGACTTTGAAGGAAACCGACAGGATAAAATAACCGATTTGACGGTCTCCGACACGATTGAGGACGTTTTAAAAGCAAATAACTCGTCGGCCAGAGCGGCGGCTTTCGCCTTAATTCCAAGCGTGTTTCTGGGCGAATACACGCTCTTGCCGGGCGAGCTTACGAAACAACCGGCCGGAGGCGTGAGTTATGGCTAACGCGGTAATCAAAGCGGCGATCAAAGCTCTGTTGCCGGAAGGAGCGCTTTGGATGCCGGCGGAGGACGAAGACTTGGACAAATTTCTGGACGGAGTCTCGGAGAATTGGGACACCGCGCGGAAGTTTCTTTACGATATCGGATTTACACGCGATCCTTTGTTGACTCCGCTTTTGGATGAGCTTGAGAGAGAATTCGGAATTTTGCCCGACTTTGATCTGATCGAGTACTTGAGACGACAGCAGCTCTCCGCGCTCAAAAACGACAGGACAGACGCTTACGCCACCGCGCAAGATTTAGAGGAGTTTTTAAACAACGCCGGCTTCGACGTGCAAGTTCACAAAAATAGTCCGGCGGTGGATCCTGCTTTATTTCCGGGAGACATTCTGGTGACTACCAGAATTTATGACACTTTGCCGGCTTATCTGTTTCAATGCGGGGGAGCGACTTCTTTTTGCGGACATATCGACGCGGCTTGCGGACGTTTCGACGATTATATTTATAATGATTTTGAATACATCTTGCCGACTGATCCGAAAAAATGGCCGCTTATTTTCTGGGTCGGCGGGCCGGCGACGCGGGATCCGGGAACCGGAGCTTTGACATCCATTGCGCCGGCGGACGTTCCCTTGAATCGTAAAAACCGTTTTATCGAATTTATCTTAAAAACTAAACCTTGGTTTACCTGGGCGATTTTAGTCATAAATTATAACTGATGAAAGATTACACAGTCATAACCGGAAATAACAACGGACAGCCTTTCCCAAACACGCGGGCGATTAATTCCACCGGGCCGCTGGCGCCGGACGGAACGGAGATTATAGACGAAGTTGTCAACGACCTGTGGTCAGAAAAACAATCTTTTCTTGATTTCTGGGAGGAAACTCCAAACGGTCTGGAAGACGAGGCCGGGATTGATCCGGTCAGCTTCCTTCCTAAATCTCAGCCTTTGGCGATTCAGTATATGAATTTTGGGACGCCCGGCGTGGTGGTGCCTTGGATGAGTCCCGACGATCCGGCGGTGGTCAGCGCGGCTATCGGGTTTGATATCAGAATTTTGTTGCTGCAAGGTCAGGGAATCGATAGAACCGTTGACGAATACAAGCGT